GTCTCAACATGCAGTAGCAGGAGTCCTCTATCGGCGGTAATAGACGGCTGTTCGTAGACAAAAAGCCTTGATATGTCTATTCCTGTTTTGGTTAAGGCGCTCTTTACATCAGAAAACTCCGTCGCTGTTTTATCCGCTGACCATACCTTTGTCGTATCGCCGACCCCGGCAGTATCGTCAATCGGAACAGACCCGGGATCCCCCTTTGGCCCCTGCGGCCCGGTCGCCCCGGTGGCCCCGGTATCACCCTTATCACCTTTTTCGCCCTGGATGCCCTGCGGGCCGGTGTCACCCTTGTCTCCCTTGAGACCTTGGATGCCTTGCGGCCCCTGTGGCCCGGTTGCTCCAGTGTCGCCTGTGTCACCCTTCGGGCCTTGCTCGCCCGTGTCCCCTTTCTGGCCCTGGGGGCCTGTTGCCCCCTGGGGGCCGGTTGCCCCGGTAGCTCCAGTCTCCCCCTTCGGGATCAGCGCGGTTTTTGTCCCGCTCTTTGTGGTCACGGTCATCAGCACACCTTCGCTCTGGGATTCCAGAGTGACTTCCGGGCTGATTCCCTCGATAATCCTCGGCAAAATCTCCGGCGTCAGGTTAAGTCCAACGGGGCCGGTATCCTGTACTCTCAGGGTAATGTTGCTCGGTTCAATAATCACGTTACCCCTCCTCTACATAGTCAATGGTCTGCTTGTACAGCACACCGGATACCTTGGCCTTCCCGACGTCGGACGCCATCGCGTTCCCGTTGCTGTCAATCCACCTGGCCTGAATCTCGACGCTCCCGGGTGTCATACCCAGCGTGTCGTCCTGGGACAGCATAACGGATATCTGATTGCCGGATACATCAAGGTCTGTCCCGCTCTTCGTGACAAGCTTGGAACCGCTCTTGATGGTGACGTAGCAGGTGCATCCGTCCAGATTAGCGTCGTCCAGCGTAAGCACCAGCGTAGGCGTTGTTCCCTGATACATGCTCTCACCTCACCTTACGAAAATTGGTGGAAAAGTACGCCGATGTACCTAAAGACGGTTGTGCCTGATGTATTCTCCAAACGTACTCTCCCGGTTATAGGATTAAAGGAGTGCACAAATCCGGACATATCCGATGAAGTCACCCGGGTCACGACGCCGCTGATATTCATGAAACAGTAGATTCTCGAATACGTACCCTTCAGAAGACCCATCGCGAAATCTCCGTTATTGGGAAGATAGATGTCAACATAATTAGGCGATGCGCCTGTCGATGCCAGGTTGAACGTCTCGATACTCTGCTTGTCAATCTTGCCGGAAAGCAGCCCAGCAGTCTGTTCCTTGATAGCCTCGGTGTCTTCCTTGATCTGCTGAGTGTCGTTCTTGATGCCGCCAGCCGTCTCCGCGTATCCTTTTGCCAGCGTCGCTTCAGCATTTGCGGCTGTCGCGTACCCGCTTGCGTTTTTCGGAAGATCGACAATGGTGTTTCCGTCAGCTTTCTGCCAGTTTGTGTGAAGCACATCCACCTGCTCTGTGACACCATTGGCGTTTGTGTACTCCGCGCTGTCAGCATAGGCCAGCGTTTCCGCTACCGCTCTCAGCCGGTCGGCGGCAACCTTTTTGAGAAGCGCGTCTTCTGCAAAATGCCCGGATACTACTGCTTCGAAGTTCGCCGCCGTGCGCATTCCCGCCGCGTTGTTGCTTACAGTGACAGATGTGCCGTCAGCGAGACGGAATGTAGCGTTCCCTGCTCTTTCTGTCTTCGTAGTGCCGTCTTCGTCTTCCCACGACGCCGTGGCGTAAATACCCGCCACACTAGCCTTTGCCTTGGCTTCGTCGGCTAACGCCCTGCTCCGGTTCGCGGCGCCTGCGGCATCGATCGCGTTATTCCTAGATCCAAGGGCGCTGTCTGCGCTTCTGCTGGCGTCATTCGCATATCCGTGAGCGATCTGGGCCTCCGCGTTTGCAGCCGTTGCGTGTCCAATGGAGTTGTCCGGAATCGTAAGAGTCGTGCCGTCGGCCTTCGTCCAGTTTTTGTTGGTCACTGTCAGGGTCTGTGTCGTGCCGTTCGCGTTCACATAGGTTGCCTGACTGCTCTTCCCGGCGATCATGGACTGGGCTTTCGCGTAATCAGCGTTCGCTCTGTTCTGATTCGCCGCGTTCTTGTACGTTTCTGCCGCGTCCCGATAGCTCAGCACGAGGTTCGTCCAGTCAGACTGCGATGCAGGGATCGCCCCGCCCTCAACGCCCGTCACGCTCCTGTCCACCAGGGTCGGTACGATCCGGCTTTTCTTGATCAGCGAAACGCCGCTGGTGTTGCTCGGGTTCTCGGGGATGTTCAGCGCCCGGACTTCCGTAAACCCGATTCCCTCGGCCGTGGTAGCGTCCAGCGTGACCGTCCAGGTCAGGATGTTGGTGCTGGAGTCAAACTCGGAAACGACAGGTATCGCGACGGTTCCGTTATACGGCTTGAACAGCATATGAAATCCGATCTGGCTGTAACGTTTCCTCAGATCCTCGACCCAGCTTGTCATGTCAATCGGAACCACCATAGCCTCATTGTCGCCCTGGACGCCGATTTGCAGATATTGGAGCTTCTCAATCTTGACTGTATCCATCAGGGGTTCACCCTCTTCCATCCGTATATTCCGGCGATCCCGGTCTGTACACTTTCCCATTTGCCGAATTCAAACGGCTTTTCGTTCTCCGCCGTCAGCACCACGATGCCAACGGGCAAGGCCCTCTGCCAGAGCCTCGCCTGCATCTGATCCAGGGCGCCTCTCAGGCCCATGGCGAATCGTTTCCCGTCCTCGTTCCACCTTTCCGGAATCGGGGGAAACGGGATGGTGCTCCTGGGAATCTTTCTCTCGCTCATTCGTTTCCCTCCTTAGTCCGGATCAAGCTCCAGATCTACCCGAACGCCGCCGGATATCTGGAATGGCGCGGCGCTGTAGCTCTGGATCTCCAGCCGGAAGATCCGTCCGGTCAGGTTCAGATGAAGCCGGAGTATCTTCCCCGGTTTCACGGCGACGGTCTTCTGCTTCAGCTTTTTCTCCGTCCGGATGCCGACCCGCAGCTCAAACGGAACTTCCGTCTCTACCGTCATATAAACGATGAATGCGCTCTTGATGGAGTTTTTCAGCCCCAGATCCTGATATCCGGAGATCCACCTGGAGAAAAGCGCCCTGCCCACATCGTCCCGCATCTCGTATACCCGCCCGGGGTCGGTGGCTGATGTGTAGAACAGCCGTTCATTGAACGACATGAACGATTCCACAGAGATCTGCGTCCGCAGAGCCAGCGTCCCTTCCAGCGTGTTATATTCCAGCACAGCGTTGCAGAAGCTGCTTCCGTTGATTGGCAGCGCGAGACAGTATGTTCCATTCCGCATAGCCGCGCATGTCTGATCAATCGCGTCCCGGTTTACCTGTTCGTTCATCAGGACGTGTACGGCTTCCTGAAGGAAAGGTGTCACCGATACGCCATCGTACCTCATCAGCCCGTGTTCGCCCAGCATGTAGGCATAATTGCCGTATACCTGGAGCGAATCCTCTTCAATCGTGCCGCCGCCGTACTGCTGCTGAATGGAAAACTCGCTGGGTTCTGTGCCGTACACCCGCCACAGCGAGTTACGTTTCACCGCCAGCAGGGATGATCCAAACTGTCTCAGGGCCATGAACCTGTCCCCGTCCCAGGTGGGCAGCAGGATGTCCCCGGCCCCGTCTTCCGGGATGGTGGTGTTCTGCTCCCAGTCAAAGGGATCATACGGTGCGCTGTAGATCAGCTTGTCCGGGTCTTCCTCAATGCCTGCTCCCCAGATCCGCTCATTGTATCTGGCAATAACGCCAAACTTGGCCGGGGTATTCACCCGGATGACTGACAGATCGTCTCCATACATGCAGTACATCCCGAACTTCTGGTTTGTAATGAGCAGCACATCCACCGGGTCGGCGTCGACGGCGGCGTCAATCCGATCCCAGTGGCTTGCGTTCCACGCCTCCGCTGTCGAGATGTTGGTGTTGCATTTGTAGTAAACATTATTATGGGTGCACCGTTCATACATGGTGTAAGTTCTGGTGGCGTCATATTCCGGATAGGTATTGACCTCATAAGTCAGCCAGTCAAAGTCAGCGTAGCTCTGATCGTTCTCCGTGATCAGCTGGTCGCCCAGGATGAGCTGGCCAGCTGCCCAGTCGTCATCCCCGTCAAGTTCCTTTGTGTATATGTGAACCACATAGAACCATCCGCTTGGGCCACCTTCATGCGCTTCCAGCGTAATCGCCACCAGGGTGGTCGTCCCAGCGTGTTCCCCAAACCGCCTGTGCAGATACGCCAGCGTACCGATGTGGCTTTCCAGCACCTGATCAATCGGCAGGCCTTCCCGCATGGGCTGGTAGCTCCCACCTGCCACGTTGACGTTCTCTATTTCCCGGGCGTACTGCATGTTCATGTTGTACCCGTCCCCGGTCTGGTTCAGTCCGCTGAACTGAGTGATGTTAAACGCGGTCGAGTAAAGCGGTGTTGCCATGCTTCATCCCTCCCTCATACAGGGATATTGACGAAACGGTTATACCGCTTCAGCGTCCCGTCCTCGTTCAGTCCGTCAGCCCCGCCTTCGTCGGAGATCATGGCCAGCACTTCCTCGAAATGCCGCAGGAAGTAAAGCCCCCGCTGTTGCTTCTGGGGGTTGCCGTTCCTGTAGATCAGCCAGGTAGCGTAGTCGGCCAGCGCCCTGTGCGTCCACCCCGGCAGGCTCGGCTCGTCGTCGTCATCCTCCAGCTTCGGATAGTCGTCCGCTGGCACATGGTTCTTCGCCCATGCCTTGACCAGCCGGTCATATCCCTCGTTCACGTAATCGTCCACATGGGGGAGATAATCGTCCAGGTCATCCGCGTCGTTGTTGGTCTGGAACATTATTTGTTCCTTGATCTCCGCAAAGGTCATCTTCCGTCACCTCACAGCTTGGGATATTTCTCCCGTAGGGCCAGAAAGACCGGAACCGGCACGTCCACATACTCGCCCCGGTGGATCTTGTAGTGCTTCTCTTTCGCCTCGTTGGCCACGGTCACATGCTCGTACTGATCGACCTTCGCGTCCTCGCCGCCGGGAAGCTCCGGCAGCATGATCCGCACCGTCGGCCCGACATATTCCTCTTCTTTCTTCTGCACCACGGTTGTCAGGCTTTCCCGGTTCAGTTCTTCCGTCTTGGTTGCCATTGTTCGGCGTCTCCTTTCGTCAAAAAGGGGGAAGCCCCATACCGGGGCCTCCCCTTGTCATACTATACCGTCAGGATCAGGCGCTTACGCCATGCTCAAGCCTGACGATGAAGTCGTCCTGGAGAACGGTGCAGGCGAAGAAGGGAACCTTCCACGCGAGGCTGCCGCGCTGATCCAGGGGGTCTTCCGTACCGCTGGAGCCAAGAGGCTTGGCGATGATCCGGATATTGGGTTCCTTGGCACCGCCCAGGCTGACCATGCCGTAGGCGTCCTGCCCGTAAATGATGGAGGCATGCACCTCATCGCCGCTGGTCGCGCCGCCGCTGGGCGTGATGGTGATGCTGCTCAGCGTACCGGTTCCCATGCCATCAGGAATCCAGCGGAGCTTCACGGCCTTGGTGGCAGGTGTCACCTTCTCGATGCACACCGGGGCCACGTACTGGGTGCTGCTCTTGGTGTAGTTGATGTACACCAGCTTGCCTTCCAGCTCGCGGGCGATGTCGGTGGTCAGGTCGGTCGCGGTCACGGTGGCCACGCCGGTCGCCTGATCGAAGGCGCTCACGGTCAGGGAAGCAACACTGTTGTACAGGTAGCTTTCAGCGGTAAAGATCTTGCCGTTATCGCTTTCGAAGAACTTCACCTTGTACAGGATGCCCAGCATGTACTTGGACTCGCGTTCCTTGTCCTGATACTTGTTGGCGTCGGCCCAGTTTGAATCCTGAGTCAGGTCATAGTAGGTGTCATGGTCGATGATGGCGTGGTAATAGCCGTCAGAGAAGGGCTGAGCGCCTTTCTTCTTCAGGTTCCGCACCACCTTCTTGATCATGGCGTAGGTCAGCACGTCGCTGCTGGTCAGCGCGGCCCGACTGGTCTTGTTGCCGGGATACATCACGTTCAGACCGGTCATGATCTGGTCGCGGGCAGCGGTGTCAATGGACAGGCGGGCCTGACGAATCAGCCGGTCACCGATGGCGTCAGTCTTCTTGTCCACATGCCACAGATCCAGCTCGTCCGTGTAGCCCATCCAGCCGCCGAAATTCTTGGTGGCCACCTCAAAGGAGGTCTCGGTCAGGGTCTGGCCGTCGGGCGTCACACCTTCATGCAGGGGCTTGGTGATCGCGGGCAGCTCGGTGTACCGGTGGAACCGGACATACTTGCCGCTGTTCTTGGGCAGGGCCACCTTCTGCGCATCCCTCGCGTAGATCAGATTGGGTTCAACGTTCTTCAGCGCCTTGCGCTGGATGTAGGCTTCAGCCAGGGTGGGCTGGAGGCCGGAAGCGTAACTGTAGTTCATATTGACATTCGGCATATCTTATTCTCCTTTTCATTTTGCGTAGTAGCGCCCCCCTCCCTGCACTTTCTTCACGAAGCGATCGAATTGCTCATCAGACATGTCGCTGATGGCGTTTCCGGGTGCTCCGTTCGCGCCGTTCGCGGAACGCATGGGAGCGGATTTCTTCCGGCTGGCGGTTTTCTGCCGCATCTGATCAGCCACGTCATAGAAGTCCATCTCCCCGGATACAATTTTCTCTTTGATGTCCTCGTTGTTCTGGAATTCTGCGATCACATCCGGCCCGCCGGACGCCTTGATCCTGTCAGCCTGATGCTGGAGCATGCTGATCCGCGCCGTGATGACGGGATCGTCGCCCTGCTGCTGTCTGCTGACAAACTGTCCCCGCTCGTTCCGGGGCTGGGGTTCCTGGCTCTGCGGCTGCGGCTGGGGCTGTCCCTGGCGGTAGCGCACCAGTTCCTTGGCCGTCTCCAGATCCTTCACCTTGCCCGTCCGGACAAGCTCCTGTGCTTCCTGGTTCAGCATGTACTCCCGCATCGGAGCCATCTGGGCCTCGAAGGCTTCCCGCTGTTCTGCCAGCGCCTTCTCCACGGCCTTGCTGATCCGTCTCTGCACATACCCCGGTTCCTGCTGGGTTGACTGCTGTGCGGCGGCCTGCGCTTCCGGTTCGCCGGTACCTTGCGTCCCGTCCTGCTGACCGTCTTCCTCCAGCGCCTCGTCGATGTCGATTGAGTCGTCCTGCGGTTCCTCGACGAGTTCTTCCTCCAGTGAATCTTCTGTCGGAAGCTCTTCGTCTCGGATGTTCTCGTCCATAGCCATAAGGTTTCTCCTTTCGCATCTGCAAATCACAGTATACGCTTCTATATACAAAAGCACCCGTAAATCGCGGGCGCTGTTGTATCCAGATCGCCCTCAAGTGTGCATGTGTCGCCACAGAGGCCTGAGGGAGCTGTAGGATGTCGGCAGGAAGGCCCCGGACGGAAAGGGGGAAACCGTCCGGGGTGGAGGCCCGCCTGGTATGATGGCGTCCTGCCGAACTTTGGCCTCTTTTATTATACCGAACGTTCGTGTTCTTGTAAAGGGAAACGTTCGTTATTTCTCGCCCTTGGCGATCACATACCCGGTTACAAAGCCGCCTGTAAACGCGGCGACCACCAGGATGGAAACGATGATCGAAACCATGCTGTCCTCCTTATGTCGGTAGGGGCGCGCCGGTCGGCTGGCCCATGTTGTTCCTTGCCGCTGTCACGATGGCTCCCGGCTCTTCCTCCATGCTGGGGACGGTTCCTCCGGGAGTCGCCGTGCCGCCGGTCTGGGCGGCCCCGCCGCGCCGGTTCCCGACGGTGGCCAGGGCGTTGGTCATCTGGGTGGCCGTCTTCCGCAGGTTCTGGTTCTCGTCCTGCATCTGCTGCATCTGGGCGGCCATCTGCTCCATCTGGGCCTGCATCTGCTGCATCTGCTCCTGATAGGTTTCGTTTGCCCGGATCACCGGCAGGATCTTGTCCTTACCGTCCAGGTTCAGAATCTCGAACAGGCTGCTCAGCGGGAAGAACTGCTGGGCCTGGGCGCTCATCGTGTAGGCCTCCATGAACATCTGGTTCTGGTTGGCGATCCGCTGCGGGTCTCGGCTGCTGACTTCGATCTGGACGGTGTAGGGGGGCGGGTTCGCCGCGCCCTTCGTCTTCTTCCCGAACAGCTTCTTCGTGTCCACCCGGATGGCCCGGATCTGTTCCCCGGTTTCCGGATCAATCCGTCCCCGGTTCGCGCTCCGTCCGGTAATCATAATCACCCGGTTATCGTCGTAGAACTGAGCCATCAGCCAGACAATCTGCTCCACGATCATCTTGAAGCCGTACTTCAGCTGCTCCGTCCGCATGCTGGCAATCTTGCCGCCAGCCTGAATCAGGCTGTTGATGGCCTTGCCGGACACGATGCCGCCGGTGGTCTCGCCGCGTGTAAACTGGTTGGAGCCGGAGTCCGCTTTCAGATCGCTCTCCAGCATGGTCATCATGCTGACGATTGACTGGTTGAACGGATTGTTGCTCAGCCACTGGATGCTCTCAGGGGTAATCTTGTCGCCCTCGATCACGTCGTTCTGCCAGTCCACCAGCGCCTCCCGGTCAATGCCGCTTCCGCGCTGAACCAGCAGTCGTCCCTTGCTGGACATCCGCATGTTCATGTCGATGTAGGCCATGTAGCGGTTAATGTACCGCATCATCGGGGCCAGCTCATGCACCAGCCCCTCGCCCATCATGCTGCCTTCCATGCTGTCGTGCACATCCAGCACGAAGGGATACATGCCGTGGGCGTACACGTCCTTCTGTACGTCCAGCAGAGCGCCGCCAGCCGCATAGGCTACGTTGATGGTGTACCGTCTGGTGCTGGCGTTGTACTCCCGCCACCAGTATTCGATCATCAGCGCCCGCTCTTCGTCGTTTCCGTGTTCGGCATTCAGCTGGCCCTCGGTCATGCCTACGTTGTCGTGGGTTCCCGTCTCGCTGCCCACATACCGTCCCTCGTCCGGATAATGCTCCCGGAACCAGGAAAGGGGCCGCCAGCTCACCTTCATGACCGCCCGACAGTCCTGGATGTTCTCCGCTGTCGGATCCCACAGGAAAGCCTCCAGCGGCCAGCGGATCAGGGCGATCTCGCCCTTCCCGTAGGCAGCGTCCTGATCCCAGGCGATCTGGGTGATCGCCGTCCCGACGCCGTAGAAGTCCTCGCACCGCCGGTAGTGGAGCTGTTCAAAGTCGTTCGCGCAGTAGATGACATAGTGCACCATGTCCTGGATATCGTCAGCCGCCTCCTGCATGTCCTGCGTCTCCGGCAGCAGCTTGGCTTCCGGCATGCTCAGCATCTGGTCGGCCACCACGTTATTGATGGTGCTTTTCAGCGTCTGAAGCTGAAGCGTCGGCTTTCCGTTGTTTGCCAGCGTCTCCGGGTTATCCTGCCACGGGTCTTCCATGTGGAGGGTCTTCCGCATGTCCCGGGCCTCGTCATGGGTTGGCCGGTTCATCTGTTCGAAGATATCCAGCCGTTCATAGATCGTGTCCAGCAGATTCTGCTCTTCCTCCGTCAGGATCTGCTCGTCCTGCATCATTTCCTCAAGCTCGAGGTCGATTTCCTTGTTGGTCATGCTTCTTCCTCCAGACCGTCAGCGGGTTCCGCTTCCGGGTTGCTCTCTTTATGATTAAGCGCGGCGGGCGGCCAGTGAACCGGAAGGGTTCCTCCTCTCATTTTTAAATTTTTTTTATTTAATTTTGCACACGAAGAAGGGAAGCCCGCCGCGCTTAATTTCGCCCAATTTAAGTCATAATGCGTATCGTTCCCTCTGGCATCTCTACGCCGCTTCGCCACCCAACTACCACCGGCTATGAGCCGGGGCGAAGCCCCCTATAGTTCTTTAAATGTGACTATCAGCCGTAGTAGCCCCCGGCCCCGCCGTATGTACCGCCATACGGCCCGCGCCGCTCGTCCTCGTCGAAGGGACTCGGCGGCCTGTATTCTCTTGCCGGTTTCTTGGTCGGACTGATGGGGTGTTCCATCAGGAAGTACCGGGTCGCATCATAGCTGTGATCCTCGGCCTCGGTGTCGATGTCCTCTGTCTTTTTATCGTCATACGGCAGGGTCGGAACCGTCCGTATCCACTCTTTGCAGGTATTGAAGATGTACATCATCGGTTTCCCGTCAGGGTCGAACCGCAGCCGCTCATGCACCTGCATCTTCCCGGCGATCCGGGCGTTATCGCCCTTGGTGAACACGACGCCTTCGTGCCGTCCCCGGAACCCCGGCCCCATCTGGTCGGCAATGCTGTCGCCCCGGCTTTTGTCGAAGATGCTGGGGTCGGCCACCCGCAGCACCCGTATGTTGTTCTTTCTCTCGTACTCTTCCCGTTCAAGGATGCCAAGCGCGATCTGTTCCGGGGAGATCTCGATGCCCTTGTCGGCCTGCCCGGGGACACACCCGTACCACTCCCGGTACAGGTACGCCCTGCCCTGATAGTCGATGGCCCACCACTGACAGCTGAAAGGATCGGAATATCCCCAGTCAAAGCTGAAGTATCGCGGCCAGTCGTCCGGGATCTCGAACGGGTCTATGACATGCGTCCATCTCCGGTCAGCGTAGTGCTCCGGGGCATCGGTGAAGGATTTGAACACTTGGCCTTCGAAAGAATTCCAAGACCCGTTGAGAAGGGCCAATCTCAGCGCTTCCGGTTTCTGCTCCAGCTCGAAGATGTAGTCCTCCGTGATGAAGGGGTTCTCCGTCGCAAGGGAGGGAATGTACTGCGTCCGGATGGTCTTTGACTTGTGCAGGGCCTCGGAATACACCGTCTGCTCCCGGATCTCCATATACGGCCCCGCGTCCACGAACATCTTCTTCACCCAGCCGTGCCCGATGTTCCCCGGGTTGCTGGCAGACCGGATGATCGGCACGACGCCCAGGCTCTTCTTCGCTCTCAGCCTGGTCTTCAGGAAATCGTAGATCGTCTGCGTGAAGGTGGTCAGCTCGTCAAAGTACATGAACTGCGCTTCAAGGCCGGAGTAATCGAACCGGTCGCTCTCGTTCTCGCAGTGTCGGAACAGGATCTTGCTCCCGTTCGCCAGTTTGAACTCGTGCCTCCCCGCGTTGTAGATCGCCAGCGTCTTCGGATAGGAAGCCTGTGCCTCCTTGATGTCCGTGTCCTCCAGCTCCCTGTAGGTTCGCCGGAAGATGACCGCCGTTGTTTCCGGATAGGTCATGCAGCGGAACAGCGCGTCCATCACAATGGCTTTTGTCTTCCCTCCGCCAGCGGCCCCTCCGTACAGGATCTCGTTCGCCTTGCTGGCGTGAAACATCCGCTGCTTCTTCGTCGGCTCGTAGTTGATTTCTATTTCAGGCATCCGTCACCACCACGCTTCCCAGCCAGGGGGACGGCTCGCCGCCAGCCGTCAACCCTTGGCATCCTTCTCTTCCGTATCCGGGGATCCAAGCTCCGGCATCCCGCTGATCTTGACGGTAACCGTCTTGTCCTCGTCTCCGAAGATCAGGCCCCGGCTCAGATTGATGATGTCGTTCGCCGCCTTGTTAACCAGCCACGGCTGCTTTTCGTCGTCCAGCTGGTAGGTCAGCTTCTTGATCGCCTTGCCGCTGGCCGCGATCACCACGTTCAGGATCTCGTCCCGCCAGATCTCCATGAACTCGGGCCGCTTCCGGATCCGGCACATCATCGTGTCAATCCGCTGCACTTCCTGCTTCGGAGCCGTGTTCAGGTCAACCCCGAACGCTTCCTGGAAAATCTCCGTCCTGCTGAAGCCCTTCGCATACATCTCAATGAACTTCAGCTGCTTCTCGTTCAGTTTCGGTAAGGGTCTCGGCATGTTGCTCTCCTTCCCGGTGAAGCCGCCAGCTCCACCATGTCTTTTTTGAATATTCAGCCAACCTGGCCCCATGGCCCCGCAGGGCCGGGCCGCCGGGGCCGCCAGCGTCAGGCCGCTGGTTACGCAGGTAACTTTTTAATTTTGCCCCCATGGGGTTGAGGGCTGGGGCGGGGAGGTTATATATATACCGCTCCCGCTGTGCCGGAGTCCCGGCCACGATTCGGCCCCCCGGCCTCCGGCTGACCCACCCCCACCCCCCGGGTTCGCGGGTCTGGCCTTCGGCCAGCCGCACCGGATCGGGCTGGCCGCCGTGCAGCCAGGTGGCGAGGGCGGGCGGCGAGGGCGTACCCCCTCCCCTTGGGGCGGCGACGCAGGCGGCGGGGTGGGGCGGCCTACCATATTTTCCGCTGCGCGGCGTTGCGCTCAGCTCGCTGGCTGCCCTGCTGAAAATGGTACAAAGCTATCTAGCCATCACCACTAAACCCTGTGGCAAGTAAGCAATGGTAAGTAAGCTATACCATTCTGTACAGGTTTGCTCCATTTTTACCGCTTCAACTATTCGCTAAACAGTTGTTTCACGAATAGTTGGAACCATATCCAGTGAAGGCCATACCAGATTCGCCATCTTCAGCGCCTTCTTCCTCTTCTGTTCCGGATCTGCTCGCCATCAGCCGTTCGGCGGGAACTGATGCGCGGCCAGCAACACGGTCAGCGGGGCGCGGAGGGGGCAGGGGTTGCGCGCTCGCGGTTTTTTACGCTAGCCCGCCAGCCCGCGCCCACCGCCCTGACTGTGTCTTATCCTCTAAAGCTGCTCTAAGAAAAGTTACTTGTGTAACAAGTGGTTGAGGGATGCTATAGGTATAACCTATGGGAGCTGTTGAGAGATAAGAAATTGCTATGGGTCAGTAGGGTAAGAGATGGAGCTAAAAAAGCTGCTAAAAAAGCCGCTAAAGAGGAAAGAAAAAACCACCTGACTGATAGATCAGGTGGCTATCTGATATAGATATATCACTATAGCACAGTATAGCGTCAAGACCTTGCACTGTCAACAGATGGGAGAATGATTTTATGCCACTATCAGGGGAAGGTGCACCTGATGGGCATGGTAGCCATGGCAGCGGGATGGCCATCAGCCTGGTGGCGGCCACATGGAGCAGCCAAACGGCCAGGATCCCAGCGAAAAAATCTTTGACAACTTTTTGTCAATCTCAGGCCTTCGACCTTCCCGGCCTTGTGGCACAAGGGTTTCAGGCTTCAAAACTTTTTTTCGGAAAGGGGTTGACAAGGGTAGCACCCCTGTGATATCATCAGACCGTCGCAAGGGGTAGCACCCCAAACCACCAGACGGACGGCCTGAAGGCCAGAAAGGGAACCACGATGAACATGAAAGTAGCTGACTTAGAATCCATTCTCCGCACCGGGCTGAAGATCGAGATCAAGCCATACGCCCCGGAAACAAAGTGCTATGAAGGATGCACATGGTGGATTGAAAACGGTGTCATCTGGACAAGCTCAAAGGAGCTTGGCACCTTCCCCCGCAACGAGCTGACCGTAAACCGCGTTGCAAAGCATCTCAGAGAGTCAATCAACGAAGGATTCCAGCTTTGCTTCCACCAATAACCCGCCTGATGAGAGCTGGACAGCAACCAGCCGAAACCGCCAGAAGGCGGTCGCGGGAAACCACCGCAAGAATGAAGAGGAGGACACACAGAATGAGTTGCTTCGTAATTGAAAAGTCCAGCTTCGCAAAAGCGGCTGGCATCGTGGCAGGAATCGCAGACGCTGCCAATGTAGGACAGACGGATCGCTTCTGGCTGTACGACATCAAGCACGGCCGGAACATGACCGGAATGGATTACCTGGAAGCCTTCACCAAGGTTTACGAGATGAATCTCCGCAGCGTCAGCGAAAGCTGGAAGGAAACCCTCCCGGCTGATACCGCAGACTACACCAAAGAATTCAAGGCCGCCGTCAAGATCGGCAAGAAGGCCTACAGCAGCAAGTGGGAAAACGGCGGATACCTTCGGACAGTGCAGGAGCTGAGAGAATTCTTCCAGGGCGTCCGGTACCAAATCGATAACCCGGTGTTAGAAAAAAAAGTGGCCTCCTTCCTGGACGCGGTAACCGTCAGGCTGTTCGCGCAGCTCGATGCCAATGATGATCATGACTCTTGGGGCCGTCTCGACCTGGCAACGTTCGAAACCATCCTTGCAGAAGAGAAGACCAAAGCCAGTGACCGCGTCAAGGCGATGCTCGGCCTCTGGTGTTGACGGACAGGGCCTCCGCTGGGGGCCTTGTGGCCAGCACCAGATGCTGGAGAAAGAGAGGATTAAACCATGTTGAAAAAAATAACCGCGCTGATCGCCGCCGCACTGATCGCCCTGGCGGCCCAGACAGCAAAAGCCGACGTCTATGGCAGCCTGCTCAAGGTGCTGGCAATCGAGGACGACGTCGTCGTATTGGTTGACGGCATGGGCTACACCTGGGAGTGGGATGACTCCGATGATATCTATGTCGGAGAGTATTACTCCGCAGTATACGATGATTGCGGGACAGAAAGCATCTTTGACGACGAAATCATTAGCCTTCGGTACGAGACAATCTTTTGAGCTTGACAGCCATGGTACAATGACAGAAGAGGAGGACGAAAAGATGGGAACAACAGCAAGTGACAAGCGGTGCGCGA